GAAATACTCATAGGCACCTTCAGGACCTGCCACAGAGAATGATTCAGGAGCCTCATGAATACGTTCACGATAGGCTTCATCATCTTCTGTATCAGAACCACCTTCAGATAATGTGGTGTTACTCATCGTATCCACATACGCTATAGGGTCAATAATTGTACTTATCTCACCTGGTTTAAACCCATTACCTTGAGCGCCCGTGCGTTGTGCTTCTGCTTTTATGGATCCATTGAGTTGACCTGGTAGAATTACCAAATCTTCAACAGTAGCAAAATATTCGCCACTTTCTGTAGATATTCTTGTACCTTTTGGAATAATGACAGAATTTGTACGCACTGCTGACAATGTAGCTTGGATAGTCGTAGTCGCTTTTGTTGCCTGTAGTCGCTCAACGGCAGCAGGAACCGCTCCAACGTGGTCCAAGTTATTACCTTCTGCATAGGCTAATAGATTTTGTTTAGCTGCATAATTTGCATCATTCAATAATCGGATAATAATTTCCGAGATCACATTTAAAAATAAAGTAACAGGGTCGCCCTCTCCCAAGGTTCGCCCTGTTATTGTTGTGTAAATATCAAATACCTTCTGTTGAACGTGTTCTTTATCGGTGTTAAAAAACTCAACATTAGGTAAATCAGATAATCTCATACAGTCACCATCACTTTCGGAATCAACGCACCATTTTGTGTGGCGGTAAATGATATATCACTAATTTTGGCACGTGGTTCGTACCGTTTAATTTGTTGGAATATGTCATTAGATAGATGCGCTTGTGCTTGATGAATAGGCATATCAATAATGCGACCATCAATACCAAACTCCCTATCTAGTGGCACACTACCACGAACAGTAGAAATAATCGTTTGCACATTCTGCAAAATCTCAGCGACCTCACTTTCAGGTGCTAGCGATATCCTATTGTCCGTAACTGGTTTAATTTCATATGTTGCTGACATGGCTAGAACCTCCTCAATATCGTATTAACTTTATTGAACTTCTGACCATATTGGTTTAGCATGGACTTTTCTTCTACAGTGTTCTTATCTGGGTATTCCTCAAGAGTTAGTGATACTTCAATAGATTGTGTTTTACCATAGGCATCCGTAAATAGACTATCTTCACTCATAGACATGATTACAAAGTAATTTTGACTAACAGGCTTACCACCGATAATAAACGGCAATACAGCTCCTGTATCGCGATAATTTCGTAACTTCTTAACAGTACTATCTGGAGATTGTCCAAGCGATGTAGAAATAAGAATTTTACATGTTATTTGTTCTACGTCAGGCCCACTAAATTGTTTAACCGGCTTTTCTAGAATCAAATTGTGCTTTTCCCATCTAGCACTACCTGAACGCGTTACATCCGATACAGTTAGAACATTGTCTAATGCGGTATAAAATACTATATCCGCTAAATAACCGATATACATATATACCTCCTATACTGGTCCTGATGTTGTAGAACCACCAGACTCCACACCACCATGCACATGATGAACTAAGGAAATACCATTGACCACCACATCGCCACCACTTGAATTGATAGATAGCGTTCCACCAACATTAAGAATCATATCTCCAGGAACAGTGAGCACACGTTTACCATTATCCGCACCATCTGGAGTTGGATCCGCACTACTAAAGAATGTGCCAATAATGAATCCATCAGAAAAACCACGACCGGACCGATTAGGTAACATAATACACAATACCTGGTCATCAATAGCCGGCATCCAATAGTCCTTATCATGTGCTGCACCTCGATTAATGACAGATAGTGGCGCCGTAACAACACCTTCTCTATCAAGGCGCGTAACAACGGCTTTACCTTCTTCAGGAATTGTACTTGAAACATTTCCAATGAATATCATATCTGCTAATGCAGATAATATATCAGTAGCCATTTAAACACCTCCTTACATCAATCGACGTTGAATAATTGGCCCCTAATGTATGCGTTGCTTTCGTAATTAAATAATTACCATCGAATACCCCAAATCCTTCGAGTTTAACCGTAACCGATGCCATAATAAGAGGATTACCATGGAAACTAAAAGACATTGTATCGGCTTCCTTGTTGGCTTCTCTTAGCTTCTTTTTAGCCAATCTCTTTGCCTCCGCTTTGTCTTTTACCTGCTCATTGACCTCTAATACAGCAAGGTACGTATGGCCCTTACGGTCAGGATCTTCAAATGTATCCTCAATCACAGTTTTCTTATCCTTATTGGTGTATTTCACATGACATGCACGATATACCTCACGAGTTTTACTTTTATATGAATAAGATAACGCCCTAGTAATAATCAAAGGCGGTTGTTCACCTTCTTTAGTCTGTACAGGTTGATACTGGCCACCTGGTCTACGAATTATAACTTTAGGCTTCACATTTTCGTATTTGTAATCATCGAATATAATCAACTGTTCAGTGGATACTTTAAGAGAAAACCCCGCATCATTGCATAGTTTCTGCAAGAATGCGAGGTCTGATTCAGCACTTTGAGAGGCATCTTTTAACGGTGGGTCAAAATCAGCATCCCATACTAGCTTTAACTTATTATCTTTTGCCTTTTCGGTAGCAATCGCTTTCAGCGTTGTGGCTTTCCACGATTTGTCTTTCTTTTTCTCCCGTAAGTCAGTACTACCGATAATAGCGACACCTTTGATTTTGACTACATCAGGAAGGCTACTTCCCTCAAATTCATCAATTTCAAATTTGCCGATTGGTAATGTAAATTGTTCATCCCCTAATTTCTCCCATGCTACGGTATTAATAGCGACTTCTAGTAATGATCCTTTCACAGGATACCAATCACCGACCCATAGACGGCCCCTATCCTCTAATGAAATGGCTACATCATCTACAGTCCCTGAAAGGTTATCTGTGAAAGTTACATCAAGAAGGTATTTACTAATATCGTCGGTGATGTCCTTTGACTCCTTACTCCCCCAATGTTGGTACCCAATCGTACACCATGCCCGCCGTGCTAATTTCGTTTGTGGCGTTAAGTCTTTCTTCCATTTTTGGACCTTAGCTAGGCTCTTTTGTAAGCTCATATACTATCGCCTCCATGGTGGTAAGAATTCAGGTAAGGAATCAGCAGGGACATCTGGGCATGTCAACACAACACCAGCGGAAAATATCGCCGTATTACGGTGCTTTTGATTGGCTTCTAATAATAGATTGATGTATCGTTCGTTACCGTACACCTTATAGGCGATTAAATCCCACATATCCCCTTGTATTGTTGTATAGTTAGTCATAACTCAACCTCCGTTGTCCGGCGGTATAGCTACGCATCATTTGTTCAAATTCACGCATTTTAGCGTCTAATGCTGACATAATATCATCTGTTGAAGAACCATTACCCGCGTTAATAACTGGTGCGAAAGTAATTTGTACAGGTGCACCACTATTACTAGATGAGGATGTTACAGGTACGCTAGGTGCTAATGATACAGTAGGTGCTACAGCTGACTGCGCACCACTCACACCTAACATCCGCCCGGCCGTTTGCCATAAATTCATAGCATTTGCACTACCATCAATAGGTACAATTACTTCAGGATATCCAGCTTCACCAATTAACGCAACTTCTGGAGATGTAATAACACCACCATTAGCATACGCATTACCGCCTGCAGCTTGAACACCTACAGTAAATCCACCACTAAATTGTGCCTTAATACTATCCCATGCTCCTGAAATTGCATTAGACACAGCACTAGGAATTTGTTTAATCCAATCTAGTACCGCATTATATGCATCACTTGCCCATTGACCTGCGGCAGCTACGAAACCGGCTCCCGCATCAGCACATGCATTTGGTAAATTCATAATGAAATTAATAACATCGTTAACCAAACTACTAATCCACGATGTGGCCGTAGCATATGCCTCAGAGGCAAACGAAATAACCGCAGCTACAAACTCAGCACCCAACGTGATCATGTACATGGGTAAATTGATTAAGAAGTTATAAATATCATCGACCATGGCACTAAAGGTAGTGACTGCGAAGTTATAACACTCTGTCGCGAATGAGACGACGGCAGATATAACAGCAGTACCAACTTGTACCGCAATCTCTGGCAATCGCATAATAATTCCTATAATAAAGCCTACCGCCATACCAATATATGTTGGTAAGTTTAACCATAGATTTACATAAGCAATGATTGCCGCTTTCAACGCATTAAATACGCTAAGCCCTAATGATAAAAACCCATTAATTACAGCCATAATACCTGATATAATGGCGCTCCATGCGGAACTTAAAGCAGAACACACGCTATCCCATATTGAACTCAACCCAGAACATACACTATCCCAAACAGATGTTAATGTAGCACAAATAGTATCCCAGTTAGTTACTAATAGGTATATCACTGCAATAATCGCCATAATAGCAATTACCCAAGGCCCACCTATTAATGCACCCGCTGCTTTAAACGCACCCATTGCCGTTTCTACACCTTTAAATGCCGTGGTAATTGTAGTAATACCTGATGCTAACTTAGTAGCCGTGCCATATAGTAATGCCAATTTCAAGCCATTAGTGACTACGGCGGCAATAGCTTCCTTATTATCCTTCATGAAAGCTACAACGGCTTCTATTACCCGGATCAGTGCGCGCG